CCACAGGATTAACGACTACAACGCAAGAATAGATGCCATACCTACACAAGCCCAAGCGGAAGACAGTGCGTCAGATACGTTCTGATGCATACAACAAACGACGCAAGATCTATCAGAGTGAGAAGTGGAAACGCACCCGGCTGGGCAAGCTGCACGACCAGCCAACCTGTGAGCTGTGCGATGCGCGTGGTATCGTCACCTTGGCCGTCGATGTGCACCATGCCGACAGTGTCACCAACTACAACGGAGCCATGATGCTGCTCAAAGCATACGACCCCGACAACCTTGTGTCGCTCTGCAAGGAGTGCCACAGCTGGCTACATCGCTTTGGCAGCACCAACGGAATCAATATAGAACAAGCCGCGGCCGACCTCGACAAAGAATTCGGCCCAGGCATTAGACCATACAAACATGGACAGATACGATGAATATGGCGAGATTGTCGCCCACTACATGCAGTCAGTCATCGATGCATTGAACGAGCGGGGTGGCGTACAGGACACCGACTGGGTGCAGCTGGACACCATGGGCTGGAACTACTGGCTGTGGCAACAGTGCAAGAAGTGCGTCCTCAAGGACGGCGTGATGATTGTTGGCAGCACGATGAACATGGTCAAGAACCCAGCCATCGACGCAGCCAACGCCGCCATCAGGCAGGCCAACAGCATCGCCGAGGCTTATGGCCTCACCCCGATGAGCCGCAAGAAGCTGACCAAGGGAGATCCGGAGAAGACCGAGGACGCATCGCCATTGGCCGATTTTTTTAGGGAGAATGGCTAGTAGTCCGTATGAGCAGTATGCGCGCGATGTGGTCAGCGGGAAGATAGTCAGCGGCAAGCTCATGAAGCTGGCGGCGCAACGTTTCCTCGATGACCTCAACGACACCCGCTTCACCTTCGACGCAAAGAAGGTGGAGCGGGCTTTCAACTTTGTGGCGAAATTGCGCCATTTCACCGGCAAGAGCAGCGGCAAGCCATTCATCCTGGAGCCATGGCAAGCCTTCGTGGTCGCCAACATCGTGGGCTTCTACTGGACCGGCACCGACAACCGCCGGTTCTCGTCCAGCTACATCGAAGTCGCTAGGAAGAACGGCAAGTCATCGCTGGCGGCAGCCCTGTGCCTGTACTTCCTCATTGCCGACGGCGAGGGCGGTGCCGAGGTGCTGCTTGCCGCCAACTCAAAAGACCAAGCAAAAATCTCATTCGACATGTGCCGCAACTACGCCAGCAGCTTAGACCCAAAGGGCAGCACATTGCGGGCGTTCCGTGCCGACATCCTGCTAGACGCAACAAAGAGCCGCCTGAAGGTGCTGGCGGCAGACGATAGCAAGTTGGACGGATTCAACTGCTCGTTTGGTTTGATTGACGAGTACCATGCCGCCAAGAACAGCCGGGTGCGTGATGTCATCAAGTCCTCGATGGGCATGAGGCAGAACCCGCACCTGTGCACCATCACCACGGCGGGCTTTGACAAGTCACTGCCGTGCTATGCGCTGCGCACTACAGCGGTGGAGATCCTCAACGGCCTCAAGCACGATGACGAGATGTTCATCGCCATCTACTCGCTGGACGATGGCGACGACTGGACTGACGAGGCGGTGTGGGCTAAGGCCAACCCCAACCTCGATGTGACGGTGACCACCAAGTACATTCGCGGCCAGGTGCAGCAGGCCAAGAACAACCCCAGCGAGGAAGTCAGCACCGTCACGAAGAACCTCAATCGCTGGATGGATGCTGCCGACGTGTGGATTCCTGAGCACTACATCGTCGATGCCACCAAGGACATCACCCTCGACATGTTCGCCGGCGAGGCATGCTACATCGGTGTCGACCTTGCCAGCACCGGCGACCTTACCGCCGTGGCCAAGATGGTGCCCCACGAGGGAAAGTTCTACTTCTTTGTTGACTACTACATGCCAGAGATTGCGCTGACCGAACGCCCCGACCACGAACAATATAAGTTCTGGGCGCGGCATGGGATGCTGCACATCACCCCCGGCAATGTCACCGACTACGACTACATCACCACCGACATGATGGCGGTGTCCGACACACTAGACCTATATAGTGTAGGCTATGACAAATGGAATGCCGTCCAATGGGCCATCGATGCCACAGAAAAGGGGCTGCCGCTCATTGAGTACTCGCAGACCATCGGCAACTTCAACCGCCCGACAAAGGAGCTTGAACGGTTGCTGCTCGGCGGACGAGTTGTCATCGCCAACAACGACATCACGCGGTTCTGCTTCCGAAATGTTGTCCTCAAATACGACCACAACGGCAACTGCAAGCCCAACAAAGGGCTCGACCGCAGCAAGAAGATAGATGGCGTGATTGCGATGATCCAGGCACTGGGTGTCTATCTTGACACCCCGCACTACGAACAGATGATATATACAACCAACACATGAGCATATTTGACAGACTAAAGAAGAAAGAACCAGAGCAGCGCGGCCTGTGCAGCGTTGCCCTGAACTACAGCGGGAGCAACGCGCCCATCACGTCGCCCATGCAGCTGGCGGCAGTGTACCGTTGTGTGCAGGTCATCAGCGACTCAGTCGCCCAGCTGCCGCTGTCGATATACAAGGACGCAAAGGTCTATCGCGAACATCCCACCTACCACCTTGTTGCCAAAGAGCCATCACCGCTGATGTCGCGTTTCACCTTCCTCAAGTGCTTGGTGTCGGCCATGCTGTTGCAGGGCAACGGCTACGCATACATCAAGCGCGACCAGCTGGGCAACGCGACGGAACTCATCTACCTCGATTGCGAAGTGACCGTGGTCGCCAACCAGGGGCGAGAACTCTACTACCGCGTCAACGGCATCGGTGATGTGCCGGCACGCGACATGCTGCACATCCTCAACCACAGCATCGACGGCATCAATGGCATCAGCACCATCAGCTTTGCCGTGCAATCGCTCGGACTTGCCAGTGCCAGCGAGGCACACGCACAGGGTTTCTTCACTGGCGGCGCGAATGTCGGCGGCATCCTCGCCGTCCAAGGTCCGCTCAACCAAAAACAGGCTGACGAAATCAAGGGCAAGTGGAACAACGCCTTCGGCCCTGTCGGCACGCCCAACGGCATTGCCGTCATCCCCGGCAATATGACCTTCCAGACGGTTACCGTCAACCCCAGCGATGCCCAGTTGCTGGAGACCCGGCAGTACAGCGTGGTGGACATCTGCCGGTTCTTCGGGGTGTCGCCTGTCAAGTGCTTTGACCTCACGCACTCCAGCTACAGCACCGTCGAGGCCACGCAGCTGGCGTTCTTGACCGACACCCTCGCTCCCATCCTTGAGAAGATTGAGTTGGAGTTTGAGCGCAAGCTCTTCCGTGAGGACGAGAAGTGGCAGATAGATGTGCGCTTCGATACCGCTGCCCTGCTGCGTGCCGACACCAGCAGCCGCGCATCCTTCTACAACACCATGTTCAACATGGGCGCAATCAGTGCCAACGAGGTGCGTGCCGAGATGGGCTTGCCACCCATTGATGGCGGCGACGAACACTTCGTCCAGGTCAATCTTCAGACCTTGACCAATGCCACCAAGGCGCAGCCTGATGAGCCGGCACCACCCGCAGATTAGTTTTAGTGTGATTCTTCATAGGTTCTGTTAGCCCTGCCGACTTCGGTCGGTGGGGCTTTTTTGTGTCCATCGCAAAAGTGTCCGACACTTAACACCATTGTAATAAACGAAATTTTTTACCCCATGATTGAAAGAAGATTTTGCGACAAGTGCATCACCCGCTCTGCCGGCGACGACAGCCGCCGCGTGGAAGGCTATGCCCTTGTCTTCAACTCATTGAGCCGCGACCTTGGCGGTGTGGTCGAGCAAATCGACCCGCACGCCATTGACGGTGTGCTGGAAAACTCCGACATCAAGTGCTGGCTCAACCATGACGCGTCGCGCGGCGCACTTGCCCGCTGCCGTGGTGCCAACGTGCCACAGGCCGAGGCCGGCAACTCACTGGAGCTGGAGGTCGATGACATCGGCCTGCGCTACGCCTTCGACGCGCCACGCACTTCCCTGGGCGATGAGCTGCTTGAGAGCCTTCGCCGTGGCGACATCAATCAGTCGAGCTTTGCTTTCACCGTCAAGGAGGACAAGTGGGAGCGCATGGAGGACGGCATGGCCCGCCGCACGATCCTCAAGTTCGACCGCTTGTTTGATGTGTCGCCAGTGTACGACCCCGCCTACTTGGGGACAAGTGTAGAACTCGACCGCCGCGGCTACGATGATATGGTGGCCAAGGAAGAGGCCGAGAAACGTGCGGCAGAGGAAGCCCGCAAGGCCGAACTCGCCGAGTACTTTGACGAACTTGAAAAATTACTCCCATGAAATCAATCGTAGAACTCAACGCAGAACTTGACGCAATGACCGCTGAGGCGCGCGCCATCCTGGATGCCGCCAAGGCCGAAGAGCGCAAGTTGACAGAGGCCGAAGATGCCGCCTACCGTAGCAAGGTGGCCGACATCGAGGCTAAGAAGGCCGAGATTGCCGAGGCCACCGAGAGGCAAAGTAATATTAACACAAATAACAATCAAAGAACAATGGAAAAGAAGAAGTTTTCGCTTGTCGGTGCTATCCGCAGCATCGTCGACGGCACCCAGATGGATGAGGCCAACGCCGCAACCATCGCAGCCGGAAAAGCCCAGATGCGTGCCGCTGGCCTGAACAGCACCGGCAGCATCACCATCCCCACCGCCGAGAGCCGCGCCACCGTGTCGGTGACTGGTTCGACCGGCGCAACCGTCCCCGTTGACGTGGCTCCCATCTTCGATGAGCTGCGTGCCGAGAGCGTGCTGGCCAAGGCTGGTGCAACCTACTACAACGGCCTCGTTGGCGACCTCAAGGTGCCGATGATGACCGCCGCACAGGTGGCATGGGCCGCAGAGAACGGCACAGCCACTGACGCAGCCGCCAACGTCCAGAGCGTCACCCTCCAGCCCAAGCGACTGACCGCCTATATGGACATCAGCAAGCAGTTGCTCGTCCAGGATGCCGGCAGCAATGTCGAGGCTGCCCTTCAGGCCAACCTCATCCGCGCCATCAATGAGAAGTTCGAGGCCACCATCCTCGGCGCAGCCGCTGGCAGTGCCACGCAGCCCGCTGGTCTGTTCAACGGCCGCACCGCAACCTCTACCACCACTTGGGATGCAGTCGCCACCCTTGAGGCAGGTGTGGAGCGCGCCAAGGGCCATGTCCGCGCGGTCATCGCATCGCCCGAGGCCAAGGCCAAGTTCCGCGCTATGACCTACAACAAGACCACTCAGCTGGTCATGCAGGACGGCATGCTTGAAGACGTGCCTTGCTACAGCACCGCCAATGTTGCCGCCAACAACTACCTCGCTGGCGACTTCAGCTACTTGGCCATCGGCACCTGGGGCGGTATCGACATCACTGTTGATCCCTACACCCAGGCTGGCAACGGAGCCATCCGTCTCGTCATCAATGTGTACATGGACGCAGCCGTGCCCACCGCCGCCGCTGGTGTGATCGTGGCCGGCAAGACTACCGCATCTTAACTGACGTACGACGATGAAGTATCTGACCTTGACATTGGCCAAGCAGCATCTGTTGGTTGACGCGAGCGTCACCGAGGATGACAGCTACATCACCCAGCTGTGTGATGTGGCCGAGGCCGCCGTTGAGGTTGACCTTGACCGCAAGCTGGTCACACTGGAGGATTCCGACGGCAACCTTCCCGCACCCATCATCCAAGCCATGTTGCTCACGGTGGGCAACCTCTACGCCAACCGTGAGCCTGTGGCGATGGGCGTGGCCGCCAACGCCATCCCTTATACTTTTGAGTACCTCAAAGGGTTGTACAAAAAACACGCATTAGCTTAGATATGGGACTTCGTGCTGGATTGTTGAGAGAGAGCGTCACGCTGCTTGCGCCGCAAGTCACCCGCAATGACTACGGCGAGGAAGTGACCACATGGGTAGAGGTGGTGACCACCCGCGCCCGCGTGGACTTCCGTGCCGGCAGCCGTGTCGTTGATGTCAACGAGGTCGCCAACCCCACGACGGTGTCTTTCATTGTCCGCCGATTCCCGAGCATCAACGGCTACATGCGTCTGCGGTGGCGGGGGAACCTCTACGCCATCGAGAGCATCAACTACGAGGTGACCAAGCAATGTCAAACCATCATAGCCACACTTGTCAATGAGTGAGTTCACCATAGATGCCAACGATGTGCTGCGGGTCTTCGTCTCGCTTGGGGTGCAGGACATGCAGCGTGTCCACAAGGCTGCATTCCGTGCCAGTGCCAGGGTGCTGGTCAAGGAGGCGCGCCTCAAGCTGGCGGCGGTTACCAGTCGCTCACGCTCGACACGCACGGCTGACCGCAAGGGATGGTCTAGGCTCAAGGGGAGCAAGAAGGTGGGCGCGCTCAATGATGGCGTGCGGTATTACGTTAGCCGCAACAACGACTTCGCCAAGGTGCACATCATGGGCGACTTCCGATTGAAGTGGTTTGAGATGGGTGCCGGCTGGAAGGCTCCGCGCGTAACACGAAAGGGGCGAGACAGAGGCGAGATGCTTGCACGCCCATTCTTCGCGCCGGCGATCAATGCGGCGCGAGGCAAGATGATTGAGGCGATGCGCAAGACCATTGTCGACGCGGTCAATAAACGATGCAAGGCATGACAACAGGACTACAGATAGGACGCGCGGTTGCCGCACTGCTGACGGCGCACAGCGGGCTCCGAGCCGCCATCGGCAGTAAGGTGTTCCCGATTGTGAGCAAGGAGGGGACGAGTTATCCCTTCGTGGTGTACCGGCGCAACAGCATCGAGGTGCACTACACCAAGGACGGCAAGGCGGGCGAGACGGTCAACGTCGACATCGTGATCGCTGCCGGCAGCTATGCCGAGAGCATCGGGCTGGCCGACATGGTGCGAGAGGCCATCGAGGGCAAGGCATTCGTGATGAGCGAGTCGCTCAAGGTGCGAGGCTCGCAGCTGACGGCAGCTGATGAGGAGTTCTTCGAGGACTCCAATGTTTATACTCAGACACTTAACTTTAATTTTTACATCTGATATGGAAACAATTATCAAAGGGGGCAACCTTATGATCTTCGCCGCAGAAAGCATGAGCGGCGCACTGGCTGAGCCGAAGAGCATCCCGTTGGCAACATCGCACACATTGCGCATCAGCAGTGACTCGCAGGATGTGAGCAACAAGGACGTTGCCAGTGGTCTATGGTCGGCCAACGAGGTCAGCCAGCTCAGCTGGGAGGCCACCACCGACAACCTCTATTGTGACAAAAACGTCTCATGGCTCTTCGATTGCATGACTGAGCGCAAGCTGTTGCAGCTTTATTTTGCTCCGAAGGAAGAGGCTGACGGAACAGAGCTGCCTGCATCAGGAACATGGGGCGCAGACGTGTACAAGGCGTTCACGGGCAAGGCCTACATCACCAGCCTTGAGATCACCGCGCAGAACGGCGAGAACGCAACGCTGTCGGCAACGTTCACTGGCTACGGCAAGCTTCAGAGCAACTACAGCGACGAAACAGGAGGTAGCAATACAGGAGGCAGCGGTAATACAGGAGGCAATAGCTAATGATGAATGTTAAGATCAACGGCAAGGAGTACCCGCTGAAGTACTCGCTGCGTGCGCTGTTCGTCTACGAGAAGCTGACCGGGCATAATGGCTTCGAAGTCAACTGCACCGAGGACAGCTTCCGCATGATGTACGCCATGGTCAAGGGCGGCAGTCGCGACTGCGACCTGACGTGGGATGACTTCATCGACGCGTGCGATGCTGACCCGTCCATCGCCACCACCATCGGGGCCGAGCTGACCAGGCAGGTGACTGAGGCCAACGCCCTGGGCAGTGCCAAGGGTGACGATGTAGCAAAAAAAAAGTGACAGTCGGCGAGGTCATCGCCCTGCTCATCCTTAAATGCGGCGTGCCTGCTGACTACGCGTTGGACGGCATGCCGCTTTATGTTGCCGACTTGCTGCTGGAGCATGCCTACATGGTCGACCAAGGGGCACAGGAGCGGATGCGGTGGATGATGTGGGCGAGCATCCAGCCCAACATGAAGAAACAAATCAAGCCAACCGACCTCATGCACTTCAGCTGGGAGGAGCGTGAGAGGGAGGCAGAGATAGCACCACCCAAGAACTGGGAAGGACTGCAACAACAGGCGCAAAAGATGCGCCAAAACATGAAGAAAAATGGCTGAAAACCTACGATTCATAGAGACCCTCGACCACAGCAACTTCGACAAGGGCATTGCCGAGTCGAGTGCCGCCGTACGCAAGATTGCCGAGGACGCGGAGCTGGCGAACAAGGGCATCAAGGGCATGTTCGACACGCCCGCGATGAAGGAGGCTGCTGCCCAGTTCGATGGGGTCAAGCGCGCCTGCGAGAGCTTCACGAAGGCCATGAGCCGGCAGCTGCCGATGAAGCAGGAGCTGCGGGAGACACAGAAGGCCGCGATGCAGCTGGAGCAGATTTGGCGCAACCTGTCGGATGCCGAGAAGCAGAGCGCAGCAGGTCAAGAACTCCGGAGCAAGATTGACATGCTCATCCAGCGTGGCGGTGTGCTCAAGGACACCATGATTGATGTCGGCAACGCCATCAAGTTCCAGGCGAGCGACACGGCCAAGTTGGATGCCGTTGTCGGTGGCATCCAAGCACTGACGGCAGCAGCACAAGTGGCATCCGGCGCGATGGCGGCGTTGGGGATGAACCAAGAAGATGCGGCGAAGGTGCAGAAGGACTTGATTGCCATCATGTCGGTGGTCAACGGCTTGCAGGTCATCCAAAATGCGCTGCAAAAGGAGTCGGCACTGATGATGGGGCTGAGTGCTGCACGCACCGCCGCGCTCAACACCGTCACGGCGGTCAAGGTGGCGGTGGCCAAGGCTGACACCACGGCGACCAAGGCGGCGGCAGCTGCACAGGTACTGTGGAACACGGCTGTCAAGGCCAATCCAATCGGTCTGCTCGTCACCGTGCTGGCTGCTGCTGCCGCGGCTGTATACGCCTACTCGCAGAAGGTGTCCGAGGCGCAGAAGGTGCAGGCGCAGTTCAACGAGGAGATGAAGAAGCAGACCGAGAACATCGCCACAAGCACCACGCAACTGACCAGGATGCAGATTGAGTGGGCGAAACTGACCGACAACAAGCAGCGACAGGAATGGATTAAGCAGAATGCCGATGCCTTCAAGTCGCTGGGTGTGCAGGTCAACACCGTGGCGGATGCAGAGAACGTGCTAGTCAAGAACACCGACAAGGTGGTGGAGGCCATGT